CTGTAATTTTCGCACTGTTTTCAAATGTGCGGCAAGCCATATCTTTTGTCGGTCGAATTTTTCTAATTTACTGCCTTGGTCGATTTCCATATGGCATGAATAGCACAAACTCGCAATTAGATTATCGTCTGCGCGTATGCCGCGGCCTTTGCCACCCTGCCAATTGGTATGTGCGGCCACCACAGTGCCATCGTCTGCCCCGCAATGTTGACAGGGGATTTCACGCGCATGGCGCATAAGGGTTTGGCTTCTGATGTATTGGTGTTTGGGGAATCTCATTCAATTTCTACCACTAGGTTGCCGTTTGATCTAATGTAATCGCGGGTTTTCTTCACATACTTTTCAAATTCTGCACGGGTAATGCTTCCCTGTTGCAAATCGGCATATTCCAATAAATCCCTTATTGCTTGGATGCCAACGCCATCTAAACCTATTCGCATTGTTTTTTGATACCTAATTGCGGCTTCATGCAATGCTTTTTGGGCTTTCTCGCATACAGGCAAAACTTCATCTTTTCCTATGCCTGCACGGGCAATTTGTTCTGACAAATTAAGCACATCAACCAATGTTCGCCAATCCTGAATTGTGCCATTGCCCTTTGTGATGGATTCTAGTGCCGCATATTCGGTTAGCCGCAGTTTGTCTAATGTTGGCCTTGGGGTGATGGCCGCGCCAATAATGGCGTGTGCAATTGGGTCAATCAATCCCCAAACTTTGCGTTTAGTTCTTTTTCGCATTGGTTTTTAAATCGCGCACATATTGGGCGAATGATGCCGCTGTGTCTCCAAAATTAGTAAACTTTTCCAGTTCTGTGGCCACTTCTTCTAAAACATGATTGCGTTGTGATGGCGAAACAAATATATCGAAATGATAAGGTTGGCCTTCAATATCGCGCAGTATTTGCTTGCCAAGATTGCTATGCTTTTCAACTTCGTTAAATGCTTCGTCTTCTTCTTTTGTCCAATCAGTCATTTAACTGTCCCCCAATCTGTACTTTTATTTCTGTTGTAATAATTTTTGGTTTCCAGAATTACTTTTGCTTGATTCTTTTTAAATTTTTTTCTTTCGTATTGCAATTCAGAATCAGTTGAAGTGTTTTCGTTGCTAGTTGTGTATTTGGATGTTTGTAATTTGGCTATCAATAAAGCATCGCGTTCAATTGATTGTTCCCACATACGATTGCTAATTTTTTCAAGTCTTGAAGCCACAAAAAATCTAACGCCAATTTTTGTATTTAAATATTTTGGTGGAATTCTTAGCAATCCAAATTTATGTGGGTCACATTGCGTTTCTTCTATAAATTTATTTACCAAGTACCCAATTGAATATGCTCTACGCCATGAATCCAATAATTTTGTATCCCAAACTAGTTGTAATTCTTCTTTGGTCATTTAGCACCCCCATTGATTCGGTTTTGTTTAAGGTGTACGCCTGTAATGCGCTTCAACCAACAGGCTTGGCAGTTCCATTTAACACCCATTTCTATACCCCCTTCAGGCGGCTTTGTAGTGTCGCATTTAGCACATAGTTTGAACTTATGGCTTTCATGGGTTGACCCCATGTCAATTGATGGCATCATGTTTTTGGTTGCAGTGAAATCGGAATGTAAATGCAGGCTTTGCTTTTACTGTTTTTCAAGTTGACATAGTAGGCTTCGGCCTTAGTGTTAAGCCTTTTGCAGTTCTGACATTTTGAATCTATTTCCCGCGGCTTGCAACTTAGGTAATTCATGGTTCTTGCGCCCTGTCTTTTTCTTCTTTGATGTGTTGTGCCAATTTATTAACGCCAACCATTTCAAGGTCGGAAAACTGTTCATCAGTTAACAGGCCCATCACGCTAACGCCTTCAAATATCACATCTTCGATATTTTCGAAATAAGGGCCATGCTCATCGCGTTCGTATGACATTTTGCAAGTGACAGTTACGCCCCCTGCGCCTGTTTCGGCATTAAATTCAAATTCGTAATCGTTCATAAGGGCGCATCCTCGAAATTGTCGGGGTTAAAACGGGGAACGCGTGTCCCCTTATCTTTTGGGTTTGGGAAAGGTGGAAAAGGCCAGTTCATGCGGCCACCTTTGGCATTTGTGCAAATTGGTCTAGGGTCACAATTTTGACTGTGCCTTTAGAAACTGCGTGTGTCCAATTTCTGTGGCAAACATAACGAATGCACTGCAATTCAGTAGATGGAATTGTTTTGTCAATCCAAATGTTGTTGCATTCATCAAGCATTACAACCAAGTTGTTTTTCTTTGTAGAACTTCTTTTCATGTCGTTACCCTCATTAAGACCAAGAACTATTGGCATGGAATGATTATAACCATTTTTCAACATTTTGTTGATTTTACTATTCTGTTGCTTTAACGCCACTGCGTTCATTGGCTGATTCTGTGCGCCACACCTCAGACCGCATTTCTGCCGCTTTAAGCATGAATCGCAGGGTTTCTTCTTGTTCGATGGCTACTGTTAAGCCGCGCAAAACTTCTAAATATTCTGGATGCGCGTAGGCTTCGCGTTCTTGTGCAACAGCGCTTTCATAGCCCATTTCCATTGCTTGCTTCATCAGCAATGCGCGTTTGACCCGTCTAAATTCGTCTAGGTATATGCGTTCGCTTTTGGCCTTGGCAAACTTAGCCGCGTTTTCCAAAATGAAATCAATTGCTTTGTATGGTGCATTCATTTGATTAATCCAATCATTCTTAGGGCAGATTCAGGGCTGTCAACGCGGCACAGGGTACTTCCAGACCAATTGCTAAAAAAGTCGGCTTGTAGGGCCGTAAAACGCCTTTTAGACCCCGATTTAATTTCAACCAAGAATGTGTGGCCACGAAACCCAACCAGAAGATCAACAGGCAGGCCAATAATCCAAACATATGCGCCTGCCGCCCGCAGTGCTGAAACGATTTGATCTTGGTTTGCATCAACTCTTGCCGCGTAGCGCATTTAATTCCCTTTGTTCGTTCATTCTTCGCTTTAAATCGTCTGCGGCTTTTTGGCCGCGCTTAGTGGCAATTTCTTTGATTGTTTGATTCCACCATTCGATTGCTTCCCCGCGCCCTTCTTCTAATTGTTTTTTGCGAAAACGGGCTATCCATTCCCGCGCTTCACAATTTCTAAAGTGTTCCATGTCCATCAATATCACCAGTTAATTCAAGCGCCTTCAGAATTAGCCATTGCGGGTAATGCACCCCTTCGCGCACTTGATCCAATATCTTCATGGCCATTTCGTAAGTCATGCTTTAGCCCTTAGTGCGGCCATCTTTGCCAACACTTCCAATGGGATTGGTGCGGCCCTTTTTTCATCTGCCTTAATCTTTTCCAATGCAGGGTCGGGCAAATTGCTTGGCGGCACTGTAAGCCGCACAATGTCGGCAGGGTTTGCTTTAAGTGCATTTGTATTTCGCACCCAATTTCGCCATGTTGCAAACCAATCCAACTTAACGCCTTTTTGCCCTGCCTGCGAAACCCAATAATCTTTAAATTGGTCAAAGGTTCTTGTTGGGTGTAATTCAGGCCTTTGTTCTTTACAAAATTGTTCCCATTCAATTGGAAAAGAAAAATCATTGGCAAGGCGTGAGCCGCGCTGTTTATTCTCTTTCTTTGTCTCTGTCTCTGTCTCTCTCTCTGTCTCTGGGATAGCAACTTGCTTGCCTTCTGCTAGCACCACGCTAGCAACAATAAAAAAGCCATTATCAATCAATGGCTTAATACCTTGTTGGCAATCTTTTTCAGTGATGTGTAAACGAAACATTAGTTCATCAATTGAACCATCAAAAACACCATCTTTTGATTCACTTGCTAGCAACCAAAGCATAGGTGCTAGCGCCTTGCTAGCAATTGGCAAGCGCATGAATGTTCTGTCATTCAAAAGGTCGCGATGTAGTTTTATCCAAGGCGGGCAACGATCTTTGTAATGTTGAAAGACCGCCCAATTCTTTGGCTGTAAAAGCATTTCCATAACTCCGCAAAACTCCCTGAAAAGAAACTGCGGCAGGCGGGGAGTACGCTTTTCGATCGGGGGATCAATCCCAATCTAGCCGTGTTTCAAAAAATTGTATCAAAGAATCATCAATGTGTGCAAATCTTTGCGTTCTTCATGTGTCATAAAATAATAATACCCTTGCGTATAGTCTTTATGAAAGTGATAGCAAATTAAGTGATGCAAAGAATCATTTAACGATTGATTCGCATACGCAAAGGCTAAATGGTTCATCATCAAAGATTTGTGATGTAGATATTTTTCTATTTTTGTCATTTAAATACCTTGCAAACTGTTTGATGCTATAGCCGAACCCCTGCGGAAATTGCATTTTCGGCATACTGGCACAACTTCCAACGGCTTGTTGTAGTCGCGGTGATCATAACATTGTGCTTGGCTACCGCAATCAACGCATATAAGGGTTTTTACGGGTGCAAGTTTGCCATTTTTAATTGCTTTGGCAACTGCATTAATTGCCGCCATAGCACCAGTTCTTTCGTTTGAATAAGTAGCGCATGGCAAACAAATTTTGGCCAAATGATGCCTGCCTACAATTTGTTCGTTGCAAAAACTACAAAAATTCATTTTTTTAACCCTTTCAAAAAAAGTTTAGGGTTTGCCAATTTGACTGATGCAGGTATTCCCCTAGATATCCAGTTGTGAACGCGCTGTGGTGATTTAAAACCAAGGCGTTTAGACAGGATAGTTGCCCCCCCAAGGGTGGCAATCAAGGCTTTGTCATCATCAATTTGAGTTTTGTTCATAGTTGCATCTTAACAACATTTTGCAAATATTTAAACAAATTGTGAAAATATTTTAAACAAGGCGTTGAAAAGCCAAATTTGCGATTAGAATTTATCCATGCCCCAAACTTCTTGGGGTCTTATAGGAGAAACTGAAATGCGCGTAACTCACTTAAACAAAGGCGGCTACGGTATGGCTTCCAAAACGGCTTGCGGTCGCAATATCTTGCGTACCCCAATTTCTGTTAATTGGTCTGAATTCAAAACTGAACCTACTGAATATCGTTGCGTTAAATGCGTAACAAGCAAACAGTTTGAATTTAACACCCATCAAGATTCCAAAAAAGCAATTTAACTTATGCCCCGCTTCAGGGGTCTTTTAGAAAGGTACTTAAATGAACACACCATCTTTTAGTTTCAACTATGTTGAAAGAACCCAATCCAATAGTTACTTTGGCAATTTCTGCATTGTTAACGATGAGGGTGAATGTTTTGAAACTTTTTCTTTTGATGATGTTGAAAAAGGTTATCAGGTTTGGTTAACTTATTTGACTAAAGAAGAAAAAGCGCAATGGGATGAATATGTTGCCGATTGCGATGCCGCAGAAGCGGTTGCATACGAACAACAATGCGAACGCTTGCATTTCTCATTTAACTAAACAAACGGGGGCTTAGTCCCCCATTAAAAGATAAAACATGAAAAAAACTTACATCATTGAATTTAACAGAACGCACCAAGCAAACGATTGGTCACGCATTGAATTTACTTCATTAACAAAAGCCCTTGGTTTTCTTTCGCTTATGGTCAAACAAGGTTGCCATTGTCAAATTTTTAAAGGATAAAACATGATTCGCTTTAGCAAACAAAACTTACTTAACGAACTTCAAACCCAAATTGAAAAAATGGAAAAGATTTGGGGCTTTGACCCTAACAACGGCACAAACCAACTTAAACAAAATGATTTAGACCGCGTTGTTGCCTATGGCGAATACCGCGCTTTAAATGACATTTACGAATCTGTACGCGATAACACATTTCTTAACATCTAAAGATAAAACATGAAACAAAAAATCATCATCACAATAATCGAATGCGCTTTGGCAATCATCATCTTTGGTGGTTGGGGTGTTCTCTTGGCATGGCGGGGGTAAACATGAACTTTATTGAAAGATTCCAATCCCTGTGGCAAATGCCATCACCCAAAGAACTTGCGGCCAAAGAACTTGAAGAAGCCAAGCGCAGATTCTTAGAAGCCCAAAGCGGCATGGAATACGCTAAACGAATGTCTGACTATCACTCAGACAGAATTAAACGATTGACCAATTATTTAGAAAGTTCAGAATGAAACAAATATCAACAGCATTGGTTAAAGCACAAAAGGCATTTGCGCCTGCTTTAAAGAACGCCTATAACCCGCATTTCAAAAACAAGTACGCAGACCTTGCCGCGTGTGTTGAAGCGGTTGTAGATGCCCTAAATGCAAACGGCATTGCCTTGGTTCAAAAAACCCGTGAATGCGTTGGTGGCGTGATGGTGGAAACCATCTTCATCCACGAATCAGGCGAAACATTAGATTGCGGTGTTTTGCATTTCCCTGTAACCAAGAATGACCCGCCTGCTTATATGTCTGCCCTGACCTATGCCCGCAGGGGTTCGCTGATGGCCGCCTGCGGCATTGCACCAGAAGATGATGATGGCCAGATGGCCACCGCGGCAACCAAAGGTATAGATGAAAACGCCCTTGCAGACCATTTAGCGGCCATTGAAGCATCAACAGACCAAGAAGGTTTAAAGGCCGCCTACAAAGCCGCCTATGCCGCTTGCAATGGCAATGCTAATTGGCAGACAAAAATTATTAACGCCAAAGATATAGCAAAGGCCAAATTATGAAATACGCAACAGAAGCATACGATGTGTTGGTTGAACAATTAAAAAAAGAAAAGCAAGAACTGCACGACAAATTAGATGAAGAATGTGGCACAAATTCAACAATCATTTTGGGTTTGCTTGAATACATTGCAAGCAATCTTGATTTGAAATCTGCAATTGAAGTTGCCAAAAAATATGATGCCCAATACCCAGAAGAACAATTGGTTCGTTATGTCAAAGAAGATTTAGGGGGTAAATATGATTGAACAGGGAACGCCTGAATGGTTTGCGGCCCGCTTGGGAAATGTTACGGCATCCCGCGTTGCAGATGTGATTGCCAAAACCAAAAGCGGTTATTCAGCATCACGCGATAACTACATGGCCCAACTCATTTGCGAACGAATGACAGGCACAGTTGCAGAATCTTACACAAACTCGGCAATGGCTTGGGGTACTGAAACAGAACCTTTTGCCCGTGCCGCTTATGAATCTTTAACAGATGTATTGGTCGATCAAGTAGGATATGTTGCACATCCATCAATTGACCACGCAGGGGCTTCGCCTGATGGCTTGGTTGGCCTGTTTGGTTTACTGGAAATTAAATGCCCAAACACTGCCACGCACATTGATACTTTAATCAGTGAACAAGTGCCAACAAAGTACATAACGCAGATGCAATGGCAAATGGCCTGCACTGGCCGCCAATGGTGTGATTTCGTATCGTTCGACCCGCGATTGCCAAAAGGGTTGCAACTGTTTGTTAAACGGGTTGAATTTGATATGGAATATGCGGCAACGCTAGAAACAGAAGTGGTGAAGTTCTTAACCGAATTAGATGCCAAAATTAGTAAACTTAATGAAAGATTAAATCATGTCCAATAAATTAGACCTTATCGCTGTTGTAGGCGAATACACAGATGCCCAAGGCAACAACAAAAAACGCTTTTCTAAAATTGGTACGCTTTGGGATAAAGGCCAACAAGGCATCAGTTTAAAGATTGACCACATACCCGTTAATTGGGATGGTTGGTTAACTGCAAAGCCACCACTAGAACCACGCGCAACGCCACAACAAAAAGCGCCTGTGTTTATTGATGAAGATGCACCATTTTAATTAATGCAGGGGGAACGCAAACGCTAGTACCCCCGCCTTATAGGAAACTACAAAATGATAGATTTATTTGAAGCAGAATATTTAGCCAAGATACGCAAAGATTATTTGAAAGTTCTTGAAGGCAAAGGTGGCGATTGCCCATGTTGTAAAAGGCACGGGAAATATAATGGCTATTCCATCACCAAAACAGATGCAAGATTTTTGGTTTGGATTTTTACTAATGGGGATAAAGATGGTTGGGTTCATACACCAACGCAAGCACCACGCGAATTCTTGCAAGCAAAAAGTTTCACTAACTTGCGCTATTGGGCATTGATTGAAAATTACCCAAACGACAATAAAAAAATAAAAGGTTCTGGCCTTTGGCGTATCACAAAAAAAGGCATCAAATATATGCAGGGCGAAATGCAATTGCCTAAAAAGGCATTTGTGTTTGACAGAACACTAATGGGCTTTAGTGAAAAACAAGTTTACTTTAGAGAATGTTTTAAAGAAAATTTCGATTTAGAACAAGTGATGCAATCACGATTTAACAGGGAAACAATATGAGTTACGCAGATGTAGAAATGAAAGTTATTCAATGGGGTGAAGCCCGCGGCATTGTGCAAAACAGCACTGCCTACGCCCAAGCGGTTAAAACCCGTGAAGAACTGCAAGAACTTTTCACCGCGATTGCCAAAGGCGACAGGGCCGAAATGGCAGATGCCTACGGGGATATTCTTGTTACCCTCATCATGGGTTGCGCTTGCGCTGATTTAGATTTGGTTGAATGCTTTAAAGGTGCTTATGAAGAAATCAAAGATCGCAAAGGTTATCTAAACAAAGAAGGCATCTTTGTTAAAGAAGTTTAAGAATAAACGCGTGTACCCTGCTTATCAATAATTAGCGATTGTTTGCGGGGTGTTGCGCCTGCTTGATTGGGGATGCTTATGTGTGTCCATCTGTCGAATTCTCGAATCACTTGGTCATAACCCAAACCAGATGCAATGACTGCCTTAACCACTTCATCAGGGGTCATTGATGGCACTCGGATATCTGCCGCGCAACCAATGCGATGTTGTGATGTGTCTTTACTGCCTACGGCATCGTTTACGGCTTTCGACCTAAACGCACTGTTGACCATAATCGGCTTACCGCCAAGAACAGTTTTGAGTTCTTCCAAGAATTCTGCCAATCTTTGAATGTTTGCAAGTTCAGTTTCATTTGGGGTGTTGTCCAAGGTTCTGTGGTCGGTGTG